CAGCAAGGTCCAAGGCATCTTCGCCTACAACCCCCAAACCAGCTACAACACCGACGAGCTCTCTCAGCTGTTCGTGCTGCCCGGCGAGCGTGCTGCCTTCCTGGCCGCACACCCGAATGACGGTCGCTGGGGCTCGGCACTGACTTCAGCGTCCACGGCACCTGTTCTGCCACCGATGCTGTTGCTCACCGAGAAGCCGTACTACCGCACCCAGGTGACGGCAGCGCTGGCTGATGACGTTCACTTCCCCGACATGGTTCGTGCGATGCGCGAGGTCTATGTCAGTCGGGGCTTGGGCTCCAGCATCGTCGACCTTGAGAACCAGCCGAACGGCGAGGCGTACATCGGTGCCACCGAATGGGCCACTGCCATCATGGGCGGCTCAAGCTCGCTGGAAGCCACGGCCATTGCGATCGCCAAGGCGACCAACGGTGTCCTGACCTATGTGAAACCAGACAGCAGCGGCTTGTTCACCGATGACGCCGGCCTGACCCCTGCGGTGCCTGGCAACACCGTGGCCCGCATGACCAACCGTGGTGTCGGTTCGGACGCAACCCAGACTGTGGCAGCTGATCGACCGGTGTTCACCACGATCGGCGATGTCAACGGCCTGGACTTCGCAGACAACTCGGACCACCTGGTCACCAGCAAGAGCACGGCCAACACGGGTACCGTGGTCGCAGCAGGCATCTGCTCGGCCACCAACTTTCCGGCCGCCATCATGGGCAACGTACCGAACGCAACCGGCACGCCGGGTGTCGTGGTGCGTGCAGCTGATGCCACTGGCTTCCAGATCCGGTTGACAGGGGCAACGGGCAGCAATGCAGCCCAGGCCACAGCCACCGGTGGCGTTGCTGTACCACACGTGATCGAGGGCGCCTGGGACGGCTCGAACATCGGCATCAGCGTGGATGGTGGAACCATCGCCGGAGCAGTGCAGTCGGTGAACCCGACCAGCGCAACAGGCTTCGGTCTGGGTCGCCACCGCGCCAGTGCAACTGGCCAGCCGTGGAAGGGTCTGGGCGTTCTGTGGTTCGCCACGAACACTGCCCTGAACCACGCAAAGCGGCGCGCAGTCGGTCGCTTTGCGGCCAGCCTGACCAAGACCGCCTACGCCGGCGACGAACCGCTCCCAGTGGATCCGACTTGGTACAACCTGGGCCTGCTCGGCACCAACGCACAGGGCACCGGTTCGGACTACCAACAGAAGGTCTACCGCAACCGGCTGTATGACGTTAGGGCCTTCTGCCCGATGTCGGATGCCGGTGGTTTCGGCACGAGCAACGTCCCACTCCAAACCAGTGGTCCCGACAAGGGCTACCCGGTGGACGGGCAGACGTTCGCCATGGGCTTTGCGGCTGCAATCGACGACAGCCAGTACGGCACGTACAAGTGGAGCGTCAAGGGCAACAACCCACCGGCTGGGGTCCTCTCGGATGGGTCCATCGCCAACATCGCCTACAACGCGACCACCAACCGCACGACCTTCGATTTCATCGCAGGCCCGGGCCACCACAACCTGTTCGTGCGCTTCAACAACGTGACTGGCTTCGGCGACGTGAAGATCATGCCGCCTGGCTACAGCGTTGACGACACGGCGTTGTTCATGCCCGAAGCGCTGGTGGACAAGGGCCACTTTCAGACGCTGCGGACCCTGGACGTACAGGACGCGAACTTCACGTTCGATGCGGTCTGGGAAGGCTCGCGCGCTGCGAACGAGGACACGCCGATCGGCTACCGCCACTCGCTCAAGGGGGCGGTCGACCTGGCTCTGGCTGCCGGTGCCTACCCGTGGGTTCACATCCCGGCCAAGGCGAATGCGCCGTTCCGAGGCAACTTCTACACCCGGATGATGCAGCTGCTGCCCACCGGCAGGAAGGCTGCAGTCGAGGTGGCGAACGAACCCTGGAACAACGCCTTCCCGGTGTGGTACCAGAACATGGCCGACATGATGCTCCACGTGAACGCAGCCACAGGCTACGACCAGGCTTCACTGCCTCCTGGCCTGCGGATTCTGTCGATCTCGCGGACGAGCAACATCGTCACCATCCAGCTCAGCGGACCACACGGTCGCTCGGTGAACCAGCAGATCTACCAGCAGGTGGACACCTCTGGGGTGATCGCCCCGGGCCTCGAGGTGCTGACTGGCATCGGCAGCGGCAGCACCTTGGTGTTCCAGAAGAACGGCCCGGACCACACTGGCACTGTCGACAAGGGCCAGAACTGCTGGTTCAACAGCTTCGTCTACCTGGACCCAGCGCACGTGATGGTCAAGGAGCTCACCACCTGGGGGCCGCCGAACACCCGTCCGATCATGACCCAAGCCAAGGGCCGGTACGAGTGGATGCTGGTCTACCAGAACTGCCAGGCGCGTGATGCGGCTGGTGGCGGTGACCGGATCGCGGTTCGCATCGGTGGCCAGCTGGCTGGTGGCACCTACCTCATGGCCGACTCGCTGGGCTGGGCACGGGAAACCTACGGTGACCTGCGCAACTGGGCCTTCAAGAACGGCGGTGGTGTGGCGGTGGCCTACTACACGAGCCCACTCGACGGCGAGGACGTGACCATGACCTCCGCGGACGCGGTGTTCACGGTGCTGGAAGCGTCTCGGGTCCGCATCAAGGGTTACCTGCGCCAGTGGGTGAGCCTGCTGCTGGGCTTCGGCCAGGAGTGGTTCCCGATCTACGAAGCCGGCCCGCACACGCACTCGAAGCCAACTGAGGAAGTGGCTATCGCAGTGCGCAATGCCCACCTGGATGACCGCATGCGCGTGCACATCAAGGCCATGTACCAGGACATCCTGGACGTGATCGCCGGACGAGGCGAGGTGTGCTTCTTCCATGACGGCCGCAACCCGACCTTCGGCGGTTCGACGCTGAACCAAGGGAGCAACAACAACACTTGGTCGATGAAGGAGATCGAGTCCACGATCCCCGAAGATCAGCAGCCCAAGTGGTTGGCCCAGATGCAGCTGCGCGACACGCTCGTCGAGCCAGTGACGATCAACGGCCGGAACTGGGGTGACATCCTGGTGAAGGACGTGGTTGACACCGTTTCAGACGGCACCGTGGGTGGCTTCAACGGCGACATCTTCGTGCTCAGCGCGAACCAGCCGACCAACGGGGTGAACATGATGGTCCAGTGCCCGAGCACTGGTTCGCACACCATCGCGGTGGAAGCGGATGTCTGGTGGGATACCGGCGACAGCATCTCGATGGAGATCGACGGTGTGCAGGTGGTGGCTCCCACGCCGCTGCCGCAGTTCAACCACTACGCCGCCTACCCCGGCACGGCCATCAGCTGGACTGGCCAGATGAGCAAGGGCCCGCACACGATCCGGCTCAAGGTCGGGGCTGCTCCGCGCCCCTCCTTGACCGGCTTCTACCGGGTCCGCTGCAGCTGAAGTAATGGCCTACCCGAGAGGTAGGCCAAACGACGAAGCCCCCTGGCTCACACCAGGGGGCTTTTTTCATGGGGAAGGGGAGGGTGGCTTAGCTTCTTGGCTTACACCCAGCCGTTGCGAGCCAGACGAGTGTTCTCACCACCCTTGTCGATCTGCAGGCCCTGGCCCTCGAGCTCACGACAGGCTGCCTCGTACCGGGCCGTCCAGTTCATCCCGACCTGGCCTTCGTTGCCGGCGCCCACGGGTGCGTGCACCCGGGCGGCGATGAAGTACAGCAGCGGTTCCAGGTGGCTTTCCGGCAGGTCGATCTGGGTGAACTCGATGTCGAAGTTCTCCACGTCGATCTTCGGGTGGTTCGCCCGGTAGACCAGGTGCAGCTTCGTCGTCTTGGCCCAGTCCGGCAGGTCATTGCCCTGGGCGGCCAGCAGCGCAGGGATCTCCAGCAGGGTGTCCTTGGGCGTGATCACCGACCACTCGTTGCCTTCCTCGTTCAGGGGCAGCGTCTCGCCGGCGTCGGTCTTCACCGACTCGACCTTCAGCAGGTCGTCCATGAAAGGCCAGCGCACCGAGTCTTCCAGGTAGCGCACCGGTGCGCGGCTGCGGGTGTTGCTCACCGCGTAGACCCGGGTGAGGGCATAGCTCGTCTGGCCAGGCTGCAGCACCAGGCGCAGGGCTCCCTGCTTCAGGTTGAACCGCTTGTGCAGCGATGTCAGGCCCAGCTGCATGTGGCTCAGCAGCTTGGGGTACTCCGCGTCGAGCTGGCTGGCAATCGCCAGTTGCGAGAGCTCCCCGTACTTCAGGGCGTCGAACACTTGTTGAATGAGCATGGGGATTCCTTTGTCTTTGGCTTGGGCAGTGGCTTGGGTTAAACGATGTAGGACGCCATGCGATCGGAGGCTTCTTCCTCCACGTCCAGGTCCCACATGCCATCGCTGGCACTGCCGGTGTTCTGGACCAGGGGGGCCTCCTCGGAGGGCTTCCAGGGCTGCAGCTTGGACAGCTGGCTCACGGTGTCGAGGGCGTCGTCGTGCTTGCTCTTGAAGCCACCGACCGAGGCCAGGCTCAGCTCGTTGATGAACTCGACGATGCGCGGGTCGGTCTTGTACTCAACAGGGAAGAAGATCTTCCGGGCCTTGAACAGAGGCACCACGTTGTTGAACGCAATCAGCTTGCTGGTGTCACTCGACCTGCGCAGACCCACTTCATTGCTGCCTCGTTCGCTGGCCAGGTTGAAGTAGATGTTGCGATCCATCATCTTCTCTTGGATCCACGCGATGAAGCCCTTCTGCTGGCCGTTGATCTCGACCCCAACCTGCTGTGGCTTCCACTTCTGGGCAAGTCTGAACAGGTCATCGATGTTCTTGTCCATCAGCTGTCGAACAACAATGCCATCAACCCACATCCAGTCGCCCACATTGTTGTAGGCCCACACGCTGATCACGGAGAAGTCAGCCTTCTGTCGCTCACTGGTGGCGAAGTCCGTGGTGATGTAGTAGTTGAACTTCGCTCTGTTGCGCAGGATCGCGTCGATCTTGTACCAACCGATGTCTCCATCCTGGATCAACCGATCTTCCTCGGACATGATGCGCAGCATCAGCTCTTGGTTGAACGTGTCGATCTTGCCGGCCTTCACTGCATCGTCGTACTTCTTCCGGACGTACTCATAGGTGAAGCGATCGGGCCAGGAGCCGCGGAATTCATCCTTGGTGCAAGGGAACTGCTCGCACACCGGGAACACGTTGACGCTCCAGGCCCCGGACTCCACAGCCTTGTACAGCGGGTCCTTCGAGTTGAAGGGCGTGCCCGACCAGATGATCATGTTCTTGGTCGGGTGCAGGGCGTAGTCCACGGCCTTGTAAACCGTGTCCTCCACTGCGGAGATCACCACTGCTGAGCGAGCGTCCTCGTCGGAGATCAAGTCATCGAGCACCGCCAGCTGCGGCCGCTTGCCCATCTCCTTGGCTCCCCGCACGCCGGTCTTCGCGCCGTACCCCTTGACGATGAATATCTTCCCGTCAGCGTTGTGGAACTCCCACCGGATGTCGGTGAAGTGGGCCACGGGGATGTACTTCTTCAGGAAGTCGCTGTTCTCGCGCCGGAACTCCAGGTTCTTGCGCATGTTCTTGACCCCGTTCTCGATCGAGTCGGAGACGTACAGCGCCAGGTCCACTCGGCCAAAGCCTGGGATCGCCCCATAGGTGGCGATGTAGAGGAACAGGTACTCACCCATCAGGGTGGTCTTGGCGATACCCCGGTGGCACAGGTTGATGACCCGGGCACCACCCTGGGTGAGGGTGTCGAGCATCTTGTAGTGCACGACCGGAGTTTTGTTCTCCTCACCCTGGCCACCGTTGACCAGCTTGATGAAGGTGACGAACTCCAGCGCGAACTCGCTGGGCACATAGCCCGGGTCGTCCGAGTAGTCGGTCTTGTTGAGGTAGTCCTCGACCTTCCAAGGCGCTTCGGCCTGGCTGGTGGCGTCGGGGTACCCCGGGGCCGTGGTTGGCCCCACCATCCCCAGGGCAGGGGAACTCACGCCGCTCATCAGCCCACGTGCCCCAGCTTGTCGTCGGGACCACCTGGGCCGTCACCACCAACAGGGACGAAGCGCACCCGGCGAATGGCCTGGAAGAACTCCAGCACCCACACCGACCAGAACACGTAGGGCGCAGCGTCTGTGTTGAACAAGTAGACGAAGGCACCCAGCAAGGCGGCCGGGATCAGGGCACCGACCAACAGGATCAGGACCAGCTCGGTCATGCCCACCAGCAAAGCCAGCAGAAGAAGGTGAGAGTTGGGACCTTGGTTCATTCGTGCATCTCCTTGAAGTACTGGGCTGCCTGAAAACCCACTCTGACCCTATTTGTTGGCCAAAAAAAGGACCACAGGCTGTGGCTTGGGGCAGGGGGGCGGATCTCTTCCGCCAGGTTGAACAGGCGGCCGATCACCGACCCACCCCAGCGATCTCCACGGCTTCCACGTCGAACACCTCGGCCTGGATCACGCGGGTATGGGCCACCTGCTGTGCCGTCATCTGGCCAGCCTCCAGGGCCAGGCGCTGCTGCCTTGCCAGCTCCAGGGTGGCCTGGCGGAGCTCGTCGATCGCCGACTTGTCCTGCTTCAAGCCAATGTCCAGCTGCACCTTCTGCGTCTCGGGCATCTTCAGCTGGGTGAGCAGGGAGTTGGCGGCATCACAGCGCACCTTCTCGCTCTTGGCGTTGACCATCAGATCGGCCTGCACATTCAAGGCCTTCTGGTACAGGTCCTGGTTCAGCACATGGCTTGGAATCAGGGTCTGCTCGAAGATGGCATTGACCAGCTTGGACTTGTTGTACGCGGTGACGTAGGAAGCAATGTCCTTGGCC